ACGTCCACGATGCCAGCAGCGTCGCGCACCTTGTCGATTGTCAGTTCGTCGATACGGTTCATAGTTAAAAAATCATGTAGTAGATAAAACGCGCGTGTGCGCGAGGGCGCGGCACTCACGCCCCGTCTTTCCCTTTCTTTCCCAGCGCACACATCCAAGTGCGCAGGGAAATGGGAAAAGGGGCAGGCGCAGCCTTGGGAAAGTTACGTTATATATATATCTTATATATATATACATTTTTGGGAAAGTTAGAATGGATCACAAGGAATTTCGGATCTGTTCAAACTATACTTAGGGTGCTTTTGCCCTCGTTCGTATTCGTCTTCAGTTTGAGGTGTTAGAAATTTCCTGTTTGTCATCATTGTAATGCACTGTTGGAGTTCGTCACTATTGGTGATGCAACACTTCTCTTTCAATATCTTTGTTCGTATTTCAGTGAGCGTTGCCGGCCATTCTATTTCTCCCTGGTATTGTGTAAGCCATTCCTTGACTTGTTCGATAGTGAACTTTTCCTTTTTTACCGTCCTAATCTGTTCAGGTTCGCCCCATGAGTTGATAGGCAATACTCGGAATTTCCAGTCGTTAAAGTCGCGGCTTCTGGCTTTCTTCTGCTTGACCTCGAATGTTATGTCACCAGTCGCATCATCTTTGGCCTTTTTCGTCTGTATTACGTCCGTCACCTTTCTTTCGAGGAATGAGCCAAGATGACCGACCAACTTCTCGCCACCAGGGTTCTGGTGCAAGACGCACCATAATGATGTGTTATAATGCGCCGCCAACTTCATGCACTTAAATATGAGCTCTTGGCACTCAATGTTGTCGTTGAAGTCGGCAACAACGTCGAGCAAGCCATCAATGAAGCAAACAGTAGGTCTATACATCCACATCGCTTTGAGTGTTGCACGCCAACGTGCTATGGCAGGGTTCAGGAATATTGGTCGCCCATGCTTGTCTGTTACTTGGTTGCCGTTCTTGTCCCTTATTGGAACCTCGGCAACGTCACGCAGCATCATAACGTGAAAGTCGTCGTAAGTCTTTCCGATGTCTCGCTTTGCCATTGTCAGCACTCTGTTCTTTACGGCAATCGTATTGTCCTCTTCCATCTCGGTATCAATGTATAACACGGATGGATGCGGAATTGTATCTGAAAGTTCATATTTGAGTCCTCCACATTCGCCGCAAAGAATGGCTGCCATGAATTGTGCAATAGTCATTGTCTTGCCGTTACCCGCTTGCCCCGTGATGTTATGAATGCCGCCGAGAGGTGCAAATGGTACACCTTCCCACGATAGCGTGTATTTTGGCGGCACGTATGGCGAGGAGAAGTCGAGCAGGTATTGCTCAATCTCAAAGTCTTGCCATTCGTCAGCAATCATGAAGTCCATGCCCGCCCGCTTTGCCTCCAGCTCTTCGCCTGTCGGCAGATCAGGTAGAATGTTTTGTTGTTCATCAGTCATAGTTCCCTATTTTATGTTGTTGTTGCCTTGTCAGGAATCGAACCTGCTCCAACCGTGATGCAAACGGCTGCTCTACCATCGAGCTCCAAGGCAAAGCACTGATTCTCCTTTGGCTCAGTGCCTGAAGCCTATACTATTACACACGCGCCCTTCATGCTGTCTCAGCGTTTCCGCACTAAGCATTACTTTCGCGTGTCATGCGTTGTGTTGCAGTAAGTCAAAGAACTTTGCAATAGCAGTGGGCAGCAGAGGCACCCAATCTCTGTTCATTAACGTTCGCCTTACGGCAGGGCTGTACGACATGCTGTCTGTTAGTGCGATGGGCGGGACTCGAACCCGCGTGTTTGCGAAAAATATACACGTTATTACTATTATGCCTTACCACTCGGCCACCATCGCATTCGCTTCTGCGTATCTTCGCAGACGTGCAGAAGCCCAATGTATTTGCTACAAAATGTGAAAAGATTCGGGAAGCATTGCCACCGCTGTGGCGTGCCTTGTTCTATCCCGTTTATTTTAGTATGGCAAATCGTCCGTGCCATTGTTAAGGTCTGCGAACGGATCGTCCTTCTTTGCTTCTTCTACGGCTTCACCTGCCGTCTTCTGCTCTGGTCGGTATTCCAATATGCCCCAGGCACGAACCTCGTTGAACCATCGGCCATTGTGCTCGTGAGCATCAATCTCGAAGCTGACGTCCACTGTCTTGCCTACAAGTTCCTCAAAGCGTTTGATAAGGTTGTATTGCCCGTCGCGTACCTTGAAGTTAATCTTGCGCGTATAGTTGCCAGGTATTTCCACGAGGAACTCTGCGTTTCTCCACGGCATTCCAGTCTTCTCGCTGGTGCCGCTGCTCTCTCCGAGCTTCTGAATGAGTATGCCACGTATTTCCATATCACTTCTTTATTTCTTCGGTTAATTTTTCCAGTTGAACGTATGCAATCAGGCCGCACGCCAAGGCTCCGACCTTCTCAGCTATCAGCACGACAAACCACGACAAGCCAGTGTAAGGCTTATTAGGCTCAGCCATCAGCAGGACAAGAGCAAACATTACACACACGATTACGGTTGCAAAACGCAACCAGTTCTTTAAAACTTCTTTTTTCATAATACTTTATTCATTTGGTTGTTTTTGTTTTTCTTTTACTTGGGCGATACACGACCGCATCCTTCGGCTTCATAATGAACACCAACTGATTGCGGTCGATCATCTCCTGGATGGCCTTCACGTTGTATGCCCAGCCCGTCTGCTCGGTTTCGCCGTCCTCTCCGATGAACGTCGCACGGATGCGTGGCAGGGTAGAGCCCCAAGTCTTCAAGCGCGAAGGCGTGAACATCTGATACATCTCGCACAGCCTTGTGCCAGTCACGTATCGCTCGCTCTGCGCCCTGGTTGCCGCTGTGATGGCCGCACCAACCAGCTCCGTGATCTCATTCCGTATTTCTCTATCCAGTTCCACGTCGTTAAAAGTTCTTAAAGTTTTATATGGTTTTACTTTTATTTCAAATAAAAGCCCTACCTTTGCCGATACCCCTATCGTTCTCAGGTGACCTTTTCAGGCCGCAGGGCTATTTTATGTTCGATTGGTTTGTATTGGTTTTCTGAGTGCAAAAATATATAATTAAAGCCAATTAAGACTAATTATGGCAAATCTTTTAACATCTTTTAAGGGAAATGGAGCCAAAACAAACCAATTTCGACCAAAAAGCATTAAAAAGTGAGCGTTTTATTAGTGCCGTTGACTATCTCATCGAGTCAAAGCGAATAACAGGGCAAAAAGAGTTGGCCGAACTCACTGGAATAAACGAGTCAACCTTCTCTAATATCCGTAATAAAAAGAAAAACGTCACGGACAAAACAATCTACAAGCTCCTCGATGCTTTTCCAGGTATTTTCAATTCTAATTACTTCCGATTAAAAGCGTATCACCTGCTTGCCGAAGAACAAACACAAGCAGCCGAACCTGCACCCGACTATGTGGCATTGCCAAGATGGGCAGACTCCATCATTCAGCTCGTCACCGAGCAAGTCAAAACCATCGAAGACCTCCGCCGTGAAGTCGCCGCATTACATAATGAAATATCCAACCTAAAACGAACCTAATTACTCACCCCGTTTCCCCACCAAACAGCCAACTATTTGCTACTCAGCCACATATCAAACCCCAACGGGATCACTTTTGGGAGTTTGACAAAAGGCCGAAAAAGACGCGGAAAGCCCGATAAATAAAGGGTTTCGAGATATTTCAACGAAAGACGAAACAAGGCGAAAAGAGGCGATTTTGGCGCAAATGTTTACCCATTGTTTACCCAGCAGCAAAATGATGGGTAAACATGGAAAACAAGCAAGTGGGAAACAAAAACAGAAAAGACATGATTACATCTGCTATTGTTTTTGATCACCGCAACCGTTCAAAGGATGGTGCGGAAGGCCCGCTCGAAGTTCGCGTGACGGCAAACCGCAAACCTTATTATATTAACACTGGTGTGCGCGTTCGTGCGCATCAGTGGCAATTCGACAAGGTGGTTGACCATCCACAAGCCAACGCCCTGAATGAACGTCTCATCATTTTGCTCGACAAAATTATGGGCATTGTGAATAAGTGCATCGAGACTGGGCAGGACATCGACATCGCTTCCGTGCGTCGGCAGGCGTGGCAAACGGTTCACAAGCAAACTGCAATCGAATGGATGCGGAAGGAAGTCACGCAGCTACCTGTGACTTACGGCACCATGATGCACTACATGTCGGCCATTAAGCGGCTCGAGGAGTTCGGGCGCATTACGGACTGGTCAGACTTCACAGCTGAAAATATCTACAAGTTCGATGCTTTCGTTCGCCGTTTGCGAGGTCGTGGCGTTCGCATCACGATCGGGTCTGCTTATAATTATCACAAATGCCTGAAGGCTTTGCTTTCCCGTGCAGAGAAAAGCGAGCTTATTTCATCCAACCCCTATAACCGACTGCGTGGCGAGTTCTCGCGTGGAGAGAAGCAAAGCACGGAATACTTGACCGAGGACGAGATGGCGAAGATTCAAAAGTTCAAACCTGCACACGGTTCCTTCATGGAAAGAGCCCGCGACCTTTTCATCTTCCAAATGTTCACGGGGCTTTCGTTTTCCGACATGATGGCGTTTAACATATCCGAATATAAGAAAGTCAAAGGCAAGTGGTGCATCATTGCGTCGCGCATCAAGACGGGCGTGCCTTACGTGAACCAGTTGCTACCTCCTGCGGTCGATGTCCTGGAACGATACGACATGACGTTGCCAAAGATGACGAACCAGGTATATAATCGGGAGCTGAAGCTGCTGGGTATGGCTTGCGGCATCACCATCCCGCTGCACTCACACCTCGCCCGCCATACCTTCGCCACGTTCATGCTCAGGAATGGTGCCAAGATTGAGAATGTTTCCCGGATGCTCGGGCACACGAATATCAAGCAGACGCAACGATATGCCAAGGTGCTCGCAGAGTCCGTGCATGAAGATTTCGACATGATTGCCAAAAAAATCAATAACAACAAAAAGAAAAAGGTATGAAAAAGATTGTATTATTTGCACTTTGTGCGATGGTGATGGCTTCGTGCCAGAAAGCAAATATCGAACCACAAGCCGACGAGCCGGAAGAGTGGGGAGTCATCAATTTAAAAGGCAAGAAGTTTGTCTTCACCGTGAAGGGCGACTTCGGAGCTGCTGCGTTCACTCGTGCCTATCTGCAAGCCGACGGCAAGGAAATGACAGATTTGTGGGTGTATGACTACATGGACGGCCAGCTCGTCCAAAAGTTGCACCAAACGCCAGAAGATGCTGCATGGGGCAAGCCCGAAATGACGCTCGCCTACGGTCAGCATCATGTCTATTTTGTTGCGTCACGCGGCACGGAGCCGAGCGTGAACGAAACCGACCACATCATCTCGTGGGGGAGTGTTCGTGATACGTTCTGGAAAGATTACGAGGTTAGCGTTGTTTCGACCAGCAACGGCAACAGAGCCGTGACGCTCGACCGCGTTGTCACGAAGCTCCGACTGACTGTGAACGATGAAGTGCCTGCAACTTGCGCACAGCTGAGCGTCACGCCTTCCGTATGGTATTACGGGCTCGACTATGTGACGGGCTCTGCTGTGAGCGCACAAAGCCAAGAAATGACGGTAGATATTCCGAGTTCTTATATCGGCACATCTGGGCAGCTCATGGCATCATTCTTCAGCGTGAGTGCTGAAGACGAGTGGACGACCAATATCAGTGTCAAGGCAAAGACATCCGATGGTGGCGTGCTGGGTAGCGTCAATATCAGTGGCGCACCATTCAAGGCCAACCGCGCAACTGAATACAGCGGCAACCTCTTCGGCTCTGGCGGCACCTTGGATGTCAGTGTGAACGAGGCGTGGGAATCACCGCTCGAACGTACCTGGTAAAAAGAAAGCCGCTTCACTGAGCGGCTTCTTTCTTTAATGCTTCCAAGTATTCGGGGATTTCAAATGCAATGGCGTTGTGAATGTCCGTGTACTTGTCTTTGTTGAGGTGCCACAGCGCAGAGTCTGGCGGAGCTCCGAGCATCATGGGCATGTTGTTTCCTGACATTTGCCGGAAAGTCTTGCCTGCTATCTTGGCGAATGCCCATTGCCACGTCTCGTCGCTTGTGGGCGAAAGGCGCATGAAGAGTTCGCGGTCGAAGAAGCGGGGATCAGTGAACGTGTGCGCTGGGTATAGCGTCCCTGCGGAACCGTTGGCCGGCTTCATGTTGTAGGTGACCTTTCCTGCATTCTCGAAGGGGATGCTCTGCTCTCGCACCTCCACAATCTTGTCGCCTTGCAACTCCACATGGCTGAGCGATTGCCCATAGATGATGTCATTTGGGTGCTTGTCGTGGTCTCTGACGAATGTCTTTAACCATCCAGGCCATTGCGTGTTGTCATCGTCCACAACAAGGATGGGATTGTTCGGGTATTTTTCGATCGTCGGCATGAGCTTTTTGTGGCTCATTATGTTGCCTGGGTCGATGATAACCTCCACACCCATCTCGTACATCTCGCACATCAGGTGGCAAGCAGCTCGCCTTGTTTCCGTGGCACAGGCTTCTTCTTCGCTGAGCACCATGACGCAGTGAACTCGGTCTTGAAGGTTGGCTTCCTTCACTTGCTCAACGATGGCCGCCATTGCCTCGTAAGCAACATAAAAGCGAGGTGGCCAGGTGGTCATTGATACGATTATTTTTTCCACGGGTTCCCGATTTGTTTCATTTCTTCAAGCTGGGCTTTGATTTCCTCTTCGCTCGGAAGTTCTGGCTTTTCGTTCGTGTCCCAAGGCAGCGGCAAGAGGTCGGTCGGTTTGTGAAGTCCGGCTTCACGCATTCCCTTGCCACCTACCTGTGCCGACATGATGTAATAAGTTTGCCAACGGGTGGCCGACCACATATCGCGGTGCCTGCGTTGGTTTCCGCGCATGATGCGACGGACTTCCCAAAACTGCAAAACATAGAGGAATTCGCGGCGAGGTATGCCTATTTCGCCCACGAGAATTTCATATAGCCCGTGGACGCTTATGCGTTTTTTTCTTCGCCCTCCTTTTCATCGGCTTTAACTTCCTCCTCGTCGGACTTCGAGACATGGTAGAACTGACCGCGAAGGTCAATGACGGCGAGCATCGCCATGCCGATTTCGGCAGGTTGGGCTTCGTTCATCAGTTCTTTCAGCGTGAGTTGCTGCTGAGCTTCCTTGCCGTCCTCGGCTTTCCATTGGTCGAAAGCCATCGACAGGGAGAGGATGGCGGACAGCGTTTGCTTTGCGTCCGGGTCTTTTTCCTTGCTGATGCTGGCAATGGCATGTTTAACGTAGTCAATGAGGTCTTCGCCTGTGATGTCCTTGTAGATGATTTCTGTTGCGTAACAATAGGCAAGCGTCACTTGCTTGCCGCAGATGGTGATTTCTTTGGTTTTCATAGTTCCCTTGTTAAAAAGTTAAACCGCCCGCCTGCTTGAACAGTACGAAGTCAAGACAGACGAGCGGCGTGATAGTTTTATGCTCCTACCGTATATGCGCCCCAGCCGTTGAGCTGAGCGTCATAGGTGGCGTTCTGCCTGTTGGGTGCGTTGATAGTCAACTGACTCAGGATGACAGAACCGCTCATGATGACGGCACCTTTCGTGCGCTGGTTCGCTCCGCTGACGTTCGCAATCTGGAACTTCACAGGAGTGCCGGCTTCGTAGATTGCCTCGAGCTCCGACAGACCTTGCGCTTGAACTTGCGAGGTGATTGTGTCACCGCCACGCACAAGTGCATTGGTCGTGATGTCATACGACAAGCCGGTTGGCTCTTGAATCTGCCAGTCGCCAGTTGTGTCCTTTGTCGATGCGTCCTCCAGCTGCAATGAAACATGAACCTGAAGTTGGGTACTGAACCCTATAACTCTCGCTGGTGTCGTCGTGTTGTCGCTGCCCAGGAAAAGGCGAACGAACTGACCCTTCGTATATGTGCCTGGATCAAGAACCTCGAAAGAACCAGCATAAACGGTTGTCAGCGGGCCTGCTCCCGTCAGTTGTAAGGACTTTACGGAGTTCTCTCTGTTGTTAAACGTGAATGTACAGTCGGAGATGTAAGCCATGCCGGTGCGTGCATAGCCGGCACCTTCTGGAGATTGGTTATCGTCGGTCGATACCTCGTCCCACATGATTTGAATTTTGTTCATGGCTTTAATTGCCGTGAGCATTGCAGCCGTATTCACCACATTCAGCGAATCCACTTGCACTGACCATGCCTTGCTAACAACTTCGGGCTTCGATGCGAGGCCTACATCATCTTTGACCGAACTTTCGTCAACGTTGTTTGTGAGCGTCACCGTGCAGTTCGTGCTCATGCCAATCACGGAGACACTTGTGCCGTCCAGTTGCGCCAGAATTCTAAAGTTTTGACCTTTTAATGTTGCCATAGTAGTATCTATTTAACGAGTTCGACCATGAGAAGGAAAGTGCCGTCTTCGCGTGATTGCCCGACGGCTCCGGCACCATACTTAACTTCGGCAGGGATGTTATCGACCATCTCAGCCAGCTCTTCGCGTGTTTTCGCTCGGAGTATTGCAGACCCTTTTTTCAGCAGTTCTTCCACGAAGGCGGGTGCGGTCTTCTCCACCTGCTCCTGTGTGTTGTCGGTTTTCTTTCCCATAGTTATTCGTCGTTTAGATTTACGTCCATGTCAGCCTGATAGTGCAAGGTGTCGAAATAGCAGGGCTTGGTCCAGTCCCACGCGATGCCCTCGTTTGTGAGGTTTTGCAGGTATGGCACGTTGTCGAGCTCTGCTGTCACGATGTAGTCAGCCACGGCTTTGCGTACCAGTCTGCGGAGGCGTTTCACTTCCTTCGGACTGTCGGCCGCAATCTCGACGCCTGCTTGAACGCTGTCAACATCGCCTTCCCACACGTTGTCCTTCGTGCCGGTGTTGTTCTGAAACGGGTCATCGGTGATGATGATGTACGGGAGCGGTGTATTGTCTGCGTCGGTGGGCGGCACTTCGATACAAGTCGAGTGAATGCCACCGGCGAGGCTTGACAGCTCAGAGTTCGCCGTTAATGCTGCGTAGATTATTTCATCGAGTTCGACTACCATTGCATATCTGATTGACGTGTTTTTGTTCTTTGTTAGCTTCACCGCCTTGGGGCTGGCGACTAACCGGCTGTTATCTCGGTCGCATGTCGCCAGCTGGGGAACTATGATCCACCCCAAGACAGATGAACATCGAGAGTTTAGACGGTGGTGGGCTCTGCTTCGACGAGCTTGATGAGCTTGAATGCCTGAGGCTTGCCGCTGATGTTTCCGTTCACCTTGCTCGAAAGCTCAGTCAGTGAGAGTTCCGTGTTCAGAACGAGTACTGTTGAGTTACGCTTCGCAACTTCGGCACTTTGGGAATCGACCGTGAAGCGCACCTCTCCGTGCTGCTCGTATGCGAGGTAGCCCCAGTGACCGATACCGATGTAGAGGTTGCCGTCTGGCGCGGGAACGCTGGCAGAGTTGAGTGCGTAGTTCACGTAGGGGCTCACCTTGTAGCGGTAGCCGATGCAACGGCCGTCCTGGATGACGGTGCGGTCACCGACTTGTCCGGGGATTGCCTTGGTGAATGCGAGTTCGGTCTCGACTTCCTTGCTCATTACGAGTTCGGGTTCGCCTTCGAAGCCGAGGTCCCACATAGCGGCAATCTTCTTGGCGAGGTTCTTGCCGACGTTCTCGTCGAGTGCAATCTCTTCCACGTCAACGGAAGCGAACGGGCTCTTCAGTGTGTTGCCGAAGTTAGCGTGGCTGTAAACGTGGAGAGCAGCGAACTTGGCGAGGCCCTTCTGGAACTTGTAGGTCACGAAGCCAAGCAGGTCGAATGCTGCGTTGTCGATGGCGCGGTTGGACACTGCGATTGAAGCGGCAACACGAGCAGGAGAAGCGTTGAGCTTGTCGAAGTTGATGGCTTGCTCGCCAATAGGCTCAACCTCACCAGCTACGGTGAATTCAACGTCGTCGATGGCATAGGGCCATACTTCGTTACCTACGACACCAGTCAGGAGACGGAGGTCGTCTGGCAATTCGAGGCCTGCAACCTTTGTGTCGATGAGTTCGTGGATAGTCAAGGGCACAGCACCTGAAGCCTCGAGGTTTGCCTTTGCGTTCTGATAGGTGCCGGATGTGATGCCGTCCTTCAACACGGTGGTGGTGTTATTGGGGCCTTCTTCACGAACCTGCAACTCTTCGCTGAAAGACTCGCGGTTTTCCTTGACCTTCTTAAGAAGTTCGCGAAGACGCTGGTTGCGGGTCTTTTGCTCGCGGATTTGATCGAGCTGCTTGCCGCTTGCCATAGCCTCGGCGCGTGCGCTCAGTCCTTTACTCTCGCGGATGAGGGCTTCGTATTCCTTGGCCTCTGCATCGTTGAACTCACGGTTCTCTTTCTTAACCAGCTCGTCGAGCTGATCCATGCGCTCCCAGATGGCAGCCTGACGCTGCTGGAGCTGAGTCTTTGTCATTTTTTCCATTTGGCTTAAAACAGTTTTAAGTTGGTTAATAATTAAGTGACTTTATATTTTCTCTGTTCTCATTCTCTGAGCCTGGAGGCGCATCATGCGCTGCTTGAGCTCGCGTCGCTCCTTCTCTTGGGCTTCGCGCTGTGCTTGCTCTTCGGCTTCCTCACGAGCCTTGCGCTCTTCCTCAGTCTCATGTGGCTGCTCGCGCTTCAGTTGTTCCTCGATGGCCTTGTCGATAGCATCGGAAGCCTCGCGGGTGGCCACGCTTGTCTGCTCGTAGGCAGGGTGGGTAACAATGGCAACATCATACAGGCCGGTGATGCGCTTCACATGACGGAGCCATACCTCCTTGCCGTCGTGGGTCTCGGCGGTGCGCTCGTAGCTCACACCGTTCTCGCTGTCTGCGTAGTCGTCCTGGAATGCGAACGACATGCCGCTGATGTCACCACGGCGCATCAGTTCGAGCGCGTCGTTGGCATTGTTGGTGTTAGGCAGGTCGCAGCGGCACTCGATGTGGCCGCCTGCAAGCCGCAGAGAGAGTGTGCCGTTGCCGTTCTTGCAGCGACCCAGCACGTCGGGAACCATACTGGAGTGGTTCAGATTGAGGATCACGTCGGAGCGTTGCAACAACTCGTTGGTGATACATCCTGGCTCCAGCACCTCATACACCTCGCGGGTCTCGCTCCACGGTGTAAGGTTTACGGAACGCACACCGAACACGATGGGCTTGCCCTCGATGGTGCGGCTCTGCTGACCGTCCTCCGTTTCACGGACATGCAGCCCGCAAGTGTCGGTTGGGATGAATCTTGTCTGTTTCATATTCCTTTCAATTATCTATATATCGTACAATTCAGGGGCATGGGTTTACCGCACGCCTTACGTGTTGTTCACGTTGTTTGTTTTGTTCTCGAATCTCACGCTCCAGTGCGTCGATTTCTGCTTTTGTCGGGTTCGGTGTCATACTTTTGCTATATTTTATCGCTTGGGTTTACTATACTCAACCGCTTGTGGTTTCTATACTAAACCGCTGCGGTTTGCTATACTAACTTCATGCGGATTCCTCGCCCTCCTTTGGCGGTTCTCCCACGGTGTAGTTGCCGGGCTTCAGCTGGGTGCTTGCGTCGCTCTTGGCGATGAGTGCTTTCAGCGTCATGAGGTTTGCCGATGCCATTGGCACGTCGCCATCCTCCACGGCTGGCATGTCGAAGTCGCGGCGAGCCTCGTTCACGGTGCAGAGTCCCGCCTGCATCTTCAGCTGTGCCACCTTTGCACGGCGTTCGGGGTCCATCACCATCAGCGGGTCTTCGCAGATGTGGATGTCGCGGGTGCCGTAGTCCTTGAAACCTATCAGTTTGCGGGCAATCTCTTTCTCATTGCCGGTCTTCTGCGGCAGGATGGTTCGCGTGTGGAACTCCATCGTGGCGTTCTGATAGTCGTTGTAGTGCGAGTTGGTGTCGAGCATCAAGAGCGGGCGTGGAACGCCGAAGAACCTTGCCACGTCGTCGTTGGTTGCGCCCAGTTGCTCAAACATCTGCATCTCGGCAGCGGACATCGAAATGTTCTGCACTTTGTCGAGTCCGCGAATGGCGAGCACATCGTGGCCGTTATACATCTTTGTTTGGAGTTCCAGTGCATAGCGGTCCATCTCTTCTTTGTCGAGCAATCCGGCTGCGAATGTGCCTTGTGCAGTGCTTGGCTTTTCCTCTCCGATGATGAGCTTCACCCTGCCACCCTTTGCAGCCGTTTCCAAACCTTGCGCTTTCAGTGTACGGTTGAGCGAAAGCGTCTCGATGGCATATTGTAGGGTAGGAAGTCCCCAGAGTCCGTCCAATCTGCGGAACGTGTTTGGGAAATGAAGGACATTCTCGCGCGGCACATTGACGAGATCCACATAGCCGTGGTCGCTCAGATATGTAATGCTGGCGTATCTGCCAGTTACTGTGTTGTAACCTCCTTCTCGGACAAGCCACAAGTGACGGGGGAATCCGAATTCGTCGCGCTCCACATACACAAAGCCATTGCCATAGAAGAGGCGGTTGATTTCGACCAGCTTCCAAAGGTCCGTTGCCGACATTATTGGGTTCGGCTCTTCTTGCAGCATGTAGTTGATGCGCTTTCCCAATCCTCGCATGTCTTGCGCGAAGTTGCCCTTCTCGCTGTCCTTCTTGCGATATTGCACGGGCATGACACTCATTGTGTCAGCGCGAAGATTGACGGCGCGATATACTGCACCGACAAGCAAAGCCTGCTCAGGGTTGCGGGCGTAGGAGATGCGCTTCTGATAGTCACTACCGACCACCATGTCCGGCTTCTTCTCGTTCGTCGATGTCGGCACCCCTGGCGTCGGTGCTTCGCGCTTATTGAAAAAGTTCATTCCGAATAGTTCCATAGTTACTGTCCTTTCTTATTCGCGCGTTTCTTGCCCGTGGGTTTACTTTCCGTCTCGAAGTCGGTATGTGTGCAAATGAATATCTTTGCGTCCGAGTTGTCCTCCGGCTTCCAGTATGCCTCGTTCTTGCTGAGCCATTCGGCCTGCTGCTTGATGTCGTTGCCGCGCCACGAGCCTCCGCAATAGTGGATGTAGTATGTGTCGAGGTTAGGGTAGAGACGCGCCGTGAGCTGCGGCTTCGTGTTGATGATGTCCTCCAGTAGCGGTGCGCCCGTGTCGTACCAATTTGCGGGGTTCTGCATACCTCCAGGCTGTAATGCCCAGCAACGTTCGGGGTCATAATACTTTGCGCCGTTCTTCACAAGCAATGGCACGTTCATGTAGCAGAGCCACGGCAGCAGTCTGTCCTTCTCGATGCGACGGCCACGGAACCATTGCGCTTTGCCAACGGCTGCATAGCTCTCATCCCAGAGGAAATCGAAAGGCTTGGTGATGAGCACGTCGCTTTCCACAAGGATGAAGCCCTCCGTCAAGACGCTCCACAGGTATTGCACGGACATCATGTGCTTTGCGCTGCCGTAGTTCGATTTCTTCGCCATGTCCCAGCAGCGTTCGGGATAGCGTTCCAGTTCCTCGTCAAAGTCGATGATTTGCCCCTTGGTGTTGTCAATGACTGTCACGCCCTTCATCTTCACCTTGAACGGACGCTTGTCCGAGTTGTCGAGCACCGTCACGGGCCACTGGCACCCCACCTTGCGGATGGATAGGATGCACGACTCTGTGAGCTCGGGCGTGTTGTAGTGTACGATTGCGATTTGTTTCTTCATAGTTCCCTTATTTTGTTACTGCGCCGCCCTGCTGGGCAGGAGCCGGAGCACCCTGCACAAGCTCACAGGCGGTGATTTGTATTTCGTTTTCCTGTTTGTCTGCGTGGAATGACAATATCTGATAGGTAATGCCGTCGTAGACGAGCAGCGAGTCGCGCGTGGTGAAGTCATTGTAGCGCATACGGATCATCACCGTGTCGTATGCGTCGAGGGCTCCCTCGTGCATGGCCTTCATGCCCTTTGTGAACGTCACGCTTGCCCACACGGTCGCCACGTCCTGGAACTTCGTCGTCTCGCCGAAGCCCTTTCCGGCCACTTTGTTCTGCACCGTCACCCTATACTTCAAGAATCCGCTTTGGTATGCCATAGTAGTCTTTTCTATTCGTGCGAAAGTCGGCTGTGGGTTTACTATGGTGCGGCGAGCGGACCAGTTCCCTGGAACGTACACGAACCTTGCGCCAAGTTGTTGCGCGACAAGTTCATGTCAAATGTCTTAATCCATGCTTCGCCTTGCAACAAAACAACGGAAGATGTTCCATTTCGGCCTACGACTTGTATGTTTACTTTTGTTCCGACATTAAGCAGGTCGAGGACTTGACTATCCTGTAAGACAAGGTATCCTACTGTGAAACTCCACTCGTTTCTTCCTGCAATAAACTCTTTCCATTTATCGCTTAGAGGACTGCTGACTTCTATCATTTCAGCTCCAACCTTAATTGAGTTGGTTTTTGTTCCGGCAATTATGGTAGCAGATGTTCCGACACCAACTGAGATATAAATGTTATTACCTAATACTGCCATATACGTTAATTTTATTTTTACGTTACCTCAATGAATTTAACCTCTTGAATGTCGTCGCGCCATTTTCGGTTTGCCTCCAGCCCGAAGAACTTGCGGCTGTCATAGACGTAGCGCATCTCAGGCATCTTGTATGTTGCAACGGGATTGTACGTGTATCTATTTTGAGCCGTGAATGCCCGGCGTACTTGTCCGTAATGCACGACCATCCTTTCAAGCAAGTTCATCTCTTGCCGTTCGTCAATCGTCACACCTTGCTCCATGTAGTAACGCGCACCTTCAGCGTATGTCGTGGCATCACGCTTAATGAAGCAAGGAGAAGGCAGATTGTTGTTCATTGTTCCGATTGACAACTTCACCTCCTTTGCCTCGCTGAAGCCAGACAGCAGGATGTCTTTCCTGTAGTTGTTTGAACCACGGCTTGATGCTGTGATGGAAATCGGGCGAATGTGCGTCACTTCCAAATCTGTCAGAATGTGCGTGTAGCAATATCTATAATAAGGCTGGTTTCCATTCGATACGGGAATATAATTTAACACATAAAGCGACACGTCACCAATCAAAGACTCTGTGACGGGAATGAAGAAGCCGTCGTCCTCGTCGATGTTCATGTCCTCGGTCTTGTTGGTGTTGATGGTGTCGTTTTTTACGTTCACGAAGAAAAAATTGTCAAATTGTGGCGATGTTGTCTCTCTATCTACCCAGGCATTCTCTGTCCTGCTCCACCATTTGTTGCCCACGCGCAAAGCAAGAGACACCCGGCTGTCCACGTCTTCACCGATTTCCTGATTAGCGTCGTCGAAATAGTATGAATCGCTGCCAGTCCCATTGGCAAACCATACAAGATTGTGCAACTTAAAGTCAACGCGAAGCCACCCGTCGAACGCATCCAACTCAATAGGTGAAGAAATGGTGTATAAACTATTTTGCTCTGGAGTAAAGCTACTTGCAGACGTTTTATATTGCGTGTTTAAGTAAAGGCCGTTCTTCAGCACCACGCGCTCGGTTTCTGTCTGATAAAACCACCGACAAGGGAAGGCACCCGTGAACAGGTGCGTGTCAGCAGATGCGTAGGGGTTGGACGAATAGCCGTTGACGAGCGTCTTCTGCACCATCGTTGCATAGTCGCTTCCGCCAATCATAGTGTCCCTGCCATATTCAAAATAATAAAAATCCTCCACTAAATCACGCGGGCCGTGAGGCTGCACATACAGCTTCCCATTATGACACTCAAACTCAATGGGCGCGTCGGATGTCTCGGAAGTTGGAGGCAAGGAAATACCGAAAGCAAGCCCTCCGATGCTAAGCGTTACGGTTGCGCTTTTCCCGCCTTGCATGAATGATGCCAAGTTCTTATCACCGCAGAAATCAATAGCGTCAAGAACGTTGACCTCCGGCACTCCAAGCATTGTGATGGTCGTTTGGCTTCCGGCTGCTATTGATTGCATGGTAAGCCAAGGAATTCTTGCAAGGCCTATCTTTCCACGTCCGTTGTCGTACATCACGACATATAGCTTGCCGTCAAACTCACGAAGCATCATGCCATAAAGGGAAGCAATGGACGAAAGAACTTCCGCGTATGACTTCCCGACGTGTTCAAAGTAGGTGTCGCCCTGGTTGTTCACTTGCTCTTCAGAAAAGAAAGTTTCGGGCGATACGAAAATGGAAAGCATATCGTATGCCACATCGTCAAGATTGCTGATACATACCACTTCGTTCGGCTGCACATCAAGAGCGGTGAAAGCGTTGACAACATATCCGGCTATGCGTGTGCGTGTCCCGATATTTGATTCTCTCAGCGTGACATCTTCCATCGCGGAAAGCACAGACTTAACTGGAAACTCAAGCATCTTCTTGCTTCCATCCCAAGGCTGCGTGAACACCTCTGCACAAAGAAAGCCTTGCCACACAAGATCAACGTCCGTGAAGGTACCTACGTTCCACGTTCCTGCATACACTCTGACAAGTTTCTCGGTGTTGTTCGCTGGCATAAGCTGTTCCAACAGATTGCCGCCTGTTTCATCTATCACACGCAAGTAGCCCGTCTGCGAGCGTATGGGCGTGAATATGTCGTCGCTTTGGTCTTCCTGTGTCTCGAATGGATTGTCGGAACCTGTCAGCGTCACCATATCTCCAACCGTCTGCTCGTAGATATATACCATATACTGAGTGCCGGTGAACGACTGAAACGGGACTCTATATCTTTTATTCCATGCCATACTTTGTCAATTATATGTTTATACCTTTCGAGCGGAGCATCTGCGTAGTCACAAGCTGACCTTGCCCAATTCCTTTGAGGTAGTTGTTTGTTCCAAGGAAAATGTTCTGACCGTACACAAACGGAAGGCCTGCTGCTCTCCCTGCATTGCCTTCTTGCAACTGACTGGCAAGGTTGCCTTGTTGTGCTTTGTTGAGGATGAGCTCGCCTGACGAAACCATGATTGGTGTGTTATCTGTGTAGTCATTTCCACCGACGATACCGCCTTCTGCAAAGTGTGCAACGCTTTTAATTGTAGATATTGTTGAAATCATTTGTGCGAGACCTGTTGCTGCAAAGGCTACCCATCCCCACGGTCCGAGTTCTTGTCCGGCTTTAGACGTTGCCTGCGCATAACCAAGTGCCACGCTTGCAATGGCTTGTGCCAATGTGCCGGCAACCTTCGCGGCTGGGTCCTCTATCTGGTTAAAAGCCTGTCCGACGCTCTGCACGGCACTTGCGGCATCCTTCCATGTGTTCGCCGCTTTCTTTCCGTCTGTTGCTATCTCTCCGGCCGATTCAATCTCACCAGTTGCAAAGTTGAGTTGGATGGGGTTTTCGCCCATGAACATATTGATGTTGTCTAACGCATCCTTTATTTGTTGCTGCGTGGCACTTTCGTCCAGTTGGAAAGCAAGAGGGATGTCGTTGACCTCGGCGAAACGATTGATGTTTGCGACTTGCTTGGCCTTCAGTTCCGCGAACATCCCGGAATTGACAGAAGCAAGGCTTTCCATCCAATTATTAGCGAGCATATTGTCGCTCGAAAAGTCTTGGACATAGCTTTTCTTCGGCAACTTGATATTCAGAGGTGTCACACTACCGCCTCCGCCAGTCTTGCCACCGCCAGAACCACCACTGCCGGTTAAAGCATAGCGATTTCCCTTGAATTCTTCTCTTGCGCTTGCTGTCCCTTCCTGGACAGATTGTGCATACAAAGCTATGCCCTGTTGTATTCTTGTTTCGCCTTCCGTAATGGCTTTTGCCAAAAAATACTGTTTGCGCTCTTCGTCGGTCAGTTTTTCAAGATTTGTATATCTTTCAGTTCCAGATGTCACGCCAGTAGCTGAAGCAGAGCCAGCAGTCACTCTTGTATCTGCGGCCTTTTTCTCCAGTCTTTCGAATGTCTGCTTGTATTTGTCAAATGCCGCTTGACCGTTCTTCAGAATATCATTGACAGCGGTGCTAATACTTCCACCCGATATTGAATTTGCGCCTTTCTGCGAATTATACTCGTTTCTTATAATATTACCGATACTATCGCGTCCTGCCTTTTTCCCAGCGTCAACACCTTGCTTTTGTAGTGCAGCGAGGCGTGCTGTCGCATCTTTAATTTGTGCATCCACATCTTCGCCTGATTGTTTCAAAAGACGAAGTTTTGCAATTTCCTGTTGCACAATGGCAATGGCTGCCGCGTTATTGCTCTTGATGCTTCCGAGGCGATCGAGCGAGTCGTACAAGTCGCGGGCTCCTTGAACAGCAGTTGTAAGGTTGCTGAAGAAGTTGCTCCAGTTGCCATTGTTCAAAGTGTCGAGAAAAACGTCGTATGCACCCTTTGCTCCTTCAACGGTTCTGCCCCATTCGTCGATGTTGCTTTCAGATTGAAAGAACGCATCTTTGGCCACGTCGAGCGCAACCTTTACGGCACCGATGGCTGCACCCCATCCGGCAAGCTGCTGAATGTTCAGTCCGAACTTGCCAGCCAGTTGGTCGAGCGCACCCGTCAAACCGCCACCGCCATTTATCTCTCCGTTAATTTCAGAAAGCTGGCCCTTCGTGTCCTGGATGCGTGTCTTCAACTCGCCAAGCGATGATGCAAGAGCCTTGCCGAAGTCGCCTTGCTTTTCCTCGTCGGTCAGTCGCTTGTACTGAAGCGAAAGGTCGGTGAATGCCTTTGTAAGTTCGTTGAGCTGTCCGCGTGCATCCTTACTTACGGTTTCCATCTTGCCAAGCCCTTTGACAAACTCCAGCTCGTCCTTTTCGAGGATGGCAAGGGTTCCACCTACCTTGCGGCAAGCCTGTTCCATCTGAAGCAAGCCTTGCGCAGCTCGCTTTATCTTGGAGTCGTATTCGGTTGACTCGACTTTAAGTCTGGTTATTACGTCTGCCATATTATTTTAATTCCTGTTGTATCAGTGCGTCGATGAATTTCTCAAGGTTGTTGGCTGCTGCTTCCATTTCTTGCTGGCTTCGACTCCCAAACCAGTTGCGTGCTGCGATATGTCCGCGATGGCCGGTGTTGATGGTTTTGCCATACTTCTTCATGTTACCGCCTTGGCTGCCACGATGAACGTGCTCGCGCCTGCTGTCCGGCAAGAAGTCCACAAAGCGGTCATTCGTGCCTGCATTCAGAAAGCGAAGGATGAAACCACGGTCGCTGCCTTCGTAGCTTTCCAGCTTATATGTGCGTTCGCTTCTCGCTCGTCTATTTCCTCCGCGTTGTCCGCTTCTGAGTGTTCGGGTAGGAGTGTAGCCGCCACCGGCATTGGCGCGTCTCTTGTTTAGGATGTTCACGTTACCACCCAGGATGCGCTTGTAAACAGCCGTGCGAATTGCTTTGTAAGCATGGCGAGGGTCGGAATCCATTTTCTCACTGGCTGCTTGTCCGAGGTTTTTCCTTACGGCACCAAGCACCTTGCGAATGAGCCCCTGCACCTTTTTCTCCATCGCCGGGTTGCTCATCAGCAGACGGTCGAGTTCTTTCCGTTGCTCGACGAATCCTTCAACCTCAAAAGCGTCGCTTATTTGTACCATAGTTCCTCTTTTCTTATCGTGCGAAAGTCGGCTGTGGGTTTACCACTGGAAACAAAAAAAAGGCGGAGCCCAGCCCCGCCTTTCAATGTTCAATTTTCAATCGTCAATTTGCTTCGCTCCACCCGTAAACCGAAGGCTCGTACACATTCGCATCAATGTCACTTACCCAATGCTTTTCAAGATGGCTCACCTTGTCGCCGTGATTGTACGCATCGTGTGCGCCCGTTGGCTGCCGCCATGCAGGCCACTCGTCAAGACTTACAACCACCCACAAGGCAGGCGAAACATCGGGAGTCCAATCTGCTTGTGTAGTGTGCGCTTGCACACACTTGTAGAGAGTTTCTCCGTATCTGTATCTTTCATCCACTTGCACAGCCTTGTCTGCTTCCCATTGTGGGTATAGATATATATTCTCCAAAGCCTTTTCATCACTTTGCAAGGCAGCAGCAGCCTCTATGCTTCTTCTGTATGCCCATGCATCTTTCCTTTTCATATTCCACTCCCTTCTGTTATGATTTGCAATGCCTCCGCGTCAGTTATTTCATCTTCGTCCACAGGCTCAACTTCTTCCCAAACCTGGACAAAGCAATCTTCATACTCTTGCCAACTCTCCACGGCTGTCTCGCTTGGTTTCTCGACAAGGCAAGCATTTTTGAAGCCGTCCTGCCTAAGTTCTTCTTCCGTGCGAACTCCGCCAACCTCATGACCGCCCTCGCATTCCACGAGCGTCATCTGTTCATTTTCAAATTTTCCTAAATACATAGCACTATTTATTTGAGTTGATTTCCAACAGGCGACAAGCACGCCTCCGCGTTCGCTTACTGTCAGCATTCGCTTGAAGCCTATGTGTTTCATTTTTGAAATGTCGTATATTTTGAATTGCCGAGAATATCTGTGTATATTTTCGCTTCTGAGCGCAAACGATATGACTGGCACGCCTAAAGAAATAGAGCGTCTTGTGGACCGCAAGCACATCGTTCATTATGGCCTTCTGGATGTTGAAGCTGCGAGTGTGAGACATAATGCCGAGGTAACTATTGAGCCTGCGAGCAAACTCCGCATCACTCCTGCTGTCCGTTCGTGTGGCGTATATATCAACCAGTCGCCTCACTGCCCGAACGACTCTGTTGCTGATATATATGCGGTCACACTTGATGACATATCCACAGAACTTCAAGCCCTTGTCGGCCTGCTGCATATAGTGCTTCTGATGATTGGTTGCCAGTTCATATTCGAGCGACATCTTCTCAGTCTCAGCGAGTGCCTTCTTCAAGGTTTCCTGACTGGATGCGCAAGTCATTCTGTCGTCAACGAACACCACATGCTCCACGCCTTGCATATCTGTTATTGCCTTGTCTATTTCCGTGCGATACAGGTTGGCCATCAGTTGCGATGGGAAATTCCCGATTGGCAAACCGTGACATTCCTTGACATGGAATAGCGACTTGTTTGGCGCAACATTCTCCCACATACTTTTCGGAGAAAGCATGATGCAGTCGCGTGTCGGTTCGGACATGAGATAGTGGCAAACGACATCAATCAGGAATGCCGTTGTAGGTTCTTCAGCATCTACCACCATCGCTGCGTATCTTCTGAAGTCCTCTGCGGCTCTCTTTCGCGGAATCGACATAAAGAAGCCACTATAATCGCGAGTCGCAACCCACGCCTTCCTCGTCCAGTTCTCCGTTACCTTGCGAAGATTATCTTGAACGGACAGCGCGGCAGTGAAAGCGGAATGCCCTATGCGATTGCCGTGGCTTACATTACCATGTCTGCGGTGCATAACTTCTGCGACCTGCGTCATCAATGGCGCAATCATGTGATGCACGATGCGGTCGAAATACATTGCACAGAAGATTTCCCTATATACAGGATAGTCGAGTACGAAGCACTTGCTACGTCCTACACTTAGGCCATTCTCGTATATATGTCTGGCATATCTGTAAAGCTCGGACAGGTGAAAGTGGACGCGACATGCCGTCAGCGACTGGTGCTTGTTCTTGAAACAAGACTTTTCGGCTTCGAGCAGCATCGAGAAAAGCAATTCGGCACTCGCAAGCGGACAAGGCAGGACAACGTAACGGTTGTTCGCATTGTTGTTGTTCACATTGCCATTCTGCATGTTCACATACCAAGCGTTGTTGGCATTGTTACGCACGGCAGACCAGCAGTTCGAGTTGCCGTCATTCTCTGCTGAAGTAACTTGCCGAACGAATGACTCGACAAGTGGAATGACCTTTGATATTCTCTGTTCGCCCATCATGCTTCGTGTGATAGTTCTGACGCTTTCTTTACTCGCATTACCTCGTCCAATATCTCATCTACCTGGATGTCGATATGTGCGGCCTCTTCGTTGGTGTAACCGCCAAGAGTCGCAATGAGGTATGTTGTTGTCTGTATTTCTTCGCACAGTTCAATCGTGCGCTTAATATAGTCCTTTCCCGATAGTTGGCGAAGTGCGTACTTGAATAGGAGATAGCATTGCCTGAGCAAATCATCGATGTAGTTATACTGCACCGCTTTCTTTGCCTTTCCTCGTTTCGCGAGGATGTATCTGTTCAACGCAGCAACTCTCAGTGCTATCGGTGAGTGTAAGCGTGAGTGCGTCCGAGCTTTCATCTGTCCGAGTATTTATGTTTACCGCACGGCATCCTGCCGTGCTTACGCTTCGCTATTCAAAGCGGCACTCGCAAGCGGACAAGGCAGGACAACGTAACGGCCGCCCGCAACGTAGATGACCACACTGCCATTCTGCACGTTCACATACCAAGCGTAGGTGGCACTGTTACGCACGGCAGACCAGCAGTTCGAGTTGCCTACAACCCCAGGCACATCCGCATCAAGCCCCTCTATTGTGCGGAGAAGATTAACGAGTGATGTTATATGTGTCGCTTTATTGAGCCAGTAGGGATAAAGCCTGCGCTCTGATTGCATTGTCACACCTCTTGCCTTACAGATGTAAGCGGCTGGTGCATCGGCCTGATTATTCGTATTGTTGAACGTGGTGCCGTTGCAATTACTTATGAATGGAGTTTTGATGTACCAATATCCATCTACCGCAACAGCCTCTGCACCTTTCGCACCTTCGCTTAGGACGTGATTGCCAGCCGAATTAACGCCAGTATCATTCATATTGACGCCATTCGCCACCTGCTTGTTGTAAATGGCATCTGCTATTGTCTGAGATAGGTTTGCGGTTGTAGCATTGGCTGTTCGTGACGGGCGACTGTTAAGGTTGTATTTTGCTTTCAACCCTGTACTGGTTCCGTTAATATAGAAGTACATATCTTCCCCTACTGCCGCCTGTTGACCATTAGCATTAAGTATTTCTACGGTTGCCTTTGCGCCGTTCGGCTGATTTGTGGCAATTCCCGAGCAGACAGCGAACAAAGCACGCATGAACTCACATTGCTGGTAGTGGCTCTCTGTGTACGCTTCGCCATTGTCTTTCATGAAAGCGTTAGCGTTACCAACACTTCGGTTTGGTATTGTGAAAGTCTCTTTTGTGTTGTCACATACCAAGTCAAGGCCATCGCCATTGTCAACCGAACGCCATGTCGCACTCTTGTACTTGCCAGCAGTTCCGTGTGCAATCATGCCACTTTGGTTGCACGGCCATACCGTTCTGTCTTGCGCAGTCTCTGAAACTATTGCATCCACATTATAAACGAATAAGGAAAATCCACCAACAGAAAGCGATGCAGTTCCGCTGACATCTGAATATCCAACATTACTACTAAGCGGCCACAGATATACAATATCCAGTCCAAACGCCTTCATCCAAATGCCAATAGGCTTGCTTAGTCCAGTTGCACTATACCCATTATCCACCCACCTTTGATGCCAGGCAAGTGTGTCCCACTTCTTATAATTTTCATCAAGAATGCCACAATTCTTGTTGTAAGTGATGTTGGTTGTAGCACTTGCACTTGTTGGTATGGTCTTGCTTTCAACAGAGAGAAAGCCGTTCATGCCATCCGGGTCTTCACCGACGATGCTTGCAATTTTTCCGGCGTATTCAGCAAGAGTCGCGTCGCCCACTGGCACGCCTTTGTTTTCGATGGCCGACTTTATAGCAGCCTTGCTATTCAGAATTGCCTGAAGTTTCTGTGCAGTTGTCCCCATATCAGATCACCTCCCCATTTATATTGTCAAGAATTGAATTGATGTCGCCAATGATAGGGGCAAAGACATCGTACAGGTCAACTGTTGATGTTACGCCGGCATTATTCTTGACCGATACAACAGTTCCAGACAGATTGATGTCAGCCGTAGAAGCAGCCCCCTGCGGACCTTGTGGACCTTGCGGACCGGTATCACCCTTGTCGCCTTTGTCACCTTTCGGACCTTGCGGGCCAGTAGCACCAGTTGCACCTGTCTCACCACGCGGGCCTGTATCGCCCTTCGGACCTCGTTCACCCCGTTCGCCTTGTGGACCGGCTGGACCAGTTTCGCCTTGCGGACCTTGCTCCCCTTGTGATCCTTGCTCTCCTTGCGGGCCTTGAACGTTTTTGCTCGTTCTAACGCCATTGCGGTTTGTTACCGTCAATATGGTACCGCTCAGCTCTGCGTTAACATTTTCTGCTTCAGCGACTGCTGTTGCATTCTCTTCTTGCATTTTCGCAAAGATGCGCTCGCGTTCTTCCTCGTTTGCGATACGCTGTGCTTCGTTGGCGTAAGCTGGCAATGAGAACTGAATCTCCGGTGCCGTTTCGCCGTTGAAGTCAAGCATAACCTGTGCCGGTTCTCCATCTACCTCAATGATTACGGATGCCTGATTGATCACCTCGTCCTCGATAGTGGTCGGGAAATCCGCCACTGTGAAATGATAGCCGATTTGGAGCTTTAAGTCACCGATGGGCAGGTGATGGTCGTCGAACTGCACAAGCAGTTTTGTTGGTTCGCCTTCCACTGGTGCGCAGTTGGTGTAGGTCGTACCGTCCCATCCGGCAAAGTAAGCCTGTGATGGGGCACCAGTCCAGAACTTGATGCAGAATGGCGTCATCCAGCCTGCATCGCTCTCTAAAGTCAGAATAAAATCCGACTTATAATTGATTCTAAAGATTGCAATGTTTGCCATATTGTGTGTTGCTTGTTTGTTCGTCTTCGTCTGACAGTTTCATGTAAGGTTTCAGTTTGAAGTCCACGGCATACGGCACTTGGTAGAGGTTTTGCGAGCTCACCGGGCCACGTTCCTTGTAGGATATATCCACGAGCATCAGGCTTGCGTGGACGAGCGGCGTTGGAACTTTGCCGTATTTCTCAAGTACATCTTCGTAGCTCCGCCGGATGATGTCGAGCACGCTGTCTTCTGCACTCTCGCCGTACATTTCCAGGATGTCGTCTTCGAGCGTGAAATCCTGTTCGATGCGGAGCTGAGCCTTAATCTTTTCCAAAGTCAACCATTTCATATCATTTTTCTGTTTGTTCTTTTCTTATCGGCCACAAGTCGGTCAAAGGTTTACCACAAACAAAAAAGGCCCGCTTCCCAGCGAGCCTTCAACAAATGAAAATGCGATTAAAGATAAATTAAGTAAGGTAAAAGATACAATAAACAACTAAACCATATAACACTAAATACTTTTACTTTTTCAATAAGTTGTCGATGACTTGACGCCTGTTCTTGCCCTGGGCGTTGAACGAGACATGCACCCAATATGTCCCCTTTGCGTTATGTTCCCATATTAGCTGATCGAACGGGAGGTTGCGCCGGATGTATTCAAACCATTTCAAGCCTTTGGTCTTGTCCCCGTCGATGCAGAGGTCTGCTGCTTGGCCGGTGAGGTGCTGACTGTTATACACGCCACCGACAGCTTGGTTCAATGCCCTGCATCGGTAACCGCTCCCGATCTTGACTTCCTTGCCCCACCATTTCCTGAGAGGTTCGAGAACGGAAATGCACAATGCCGTGATGTTCACGACGGCTTGCTGGGTTGGAACGTTGGCAATGCCTTTGGCTTTGGCTGTCGCGCTGGCCGTGAACTCCTCCAGGCAGAAGTGTGAGGTGATGGGTGTCATGCTTCTTTATTTTTTGTTTGTTTCTTGGGCTTGTCAGCAGAAGGGGCCGCTGATATTGCCACGGGCTTTCTTAGATTGCAGCCAAGCACGCCACAAAGAAAAGGGCGCATCATGTCTATCTCGCGGCGGTTCTCACTGACTTGCTCCTGAAGCTCCCTGACGAGTGTTTCGGTTTTATCTATGCGTTCACGCAGTTCGTTGCGGTCTTGCCGGAAGTGGTCGCGGTCTTCGCGCAGCTCAGTGATGATGCGGTTCTTGTCAGCCACCTCTTCCTCTTTGTCTTTCAGCATCTGCTGGTATGTGTCTTGCACGGCTTTGGCCATGTTCACTTCTTCTGTCTGGGCTTCAGCCTTCATCTTGCGACGTTGCCATTTCCAAGCCACAAAACCGCCGACGCTTCCGCTCAGGAACAGTCCGGCAATGTTAATCAGTGTATCGAATGAGATTTCCATTTTTATATATAAGTATTTCTATATATCGTGCGCGACATGGCGGTGGGTTTACCTTCAGAACCTGCGGTTGTAGATTTTCCAGGCTTGCCAGCCGAGCCAAAGGAATAGCAAGCCAAGTGCGATGCCGCCTGTGCGCTGCAAGGCTTTCTGCCACCAGCTGAGTTCGCGCGGCACTTTGACTTCGACTGGATATGGCTGCGGGATTGTGTCGTGCGTGGCTATGTATGTCGTATCGGTTCTGACTGTCTCAATGTACTTTGTATGCCATCGGTCACGAAGCATGAAAACGGTGTCGCCTTTCTGATATTCGTGCATGTAGATGGAGTCGTGCAGCCATATCGAGTCGCGCTGGTGCTTTGTGATGTAGGTAGTGTCCGTCCTGACAGTCTCCACGACCACCGTCCGCGTCTTGCATCCTGCAAATAGCAGCACAAGCATGATCAGCACCACCCAGAATGCAATGGCCGAAAGGCAGCCTTTCAGTACGCCGCCCATCAGCTCCATGTCGTATTCTTCGCGTTGTTTGTTCATAGTCATAAGATTAGAAGTCCGCCAGTTTCTCGTCGGTACCGTTATCGGCCTACCCCGCTTCGACTTAGCGGCAGACATGAAAAAAATTTTATTCCTCCCTCACGGGCATATATTCGGATGTAAGTCGGTCAGAGGTTTACTCGTCTTCATTATTTCTTCGTTTTTGTTTGTTGTACTGTTTGTTTTTAGCACGCTGCTCGTGACGCAAACTGCTTTCTGTATCAGTCGGAACCCAACGTCCATACCATCGCACAGGTTGATGCGAAATGTGCCATCCGCAGCATGCTCGGCAATAGTATGCGCGAAGCGTCTCACCACCATACTCGAGTTCGTCTCTGTTCCATCGAATAAAGTTGATGGCTTTCTTGCGAGTCTTGAACAGCATCTTCAGCCTCCAACAGTCCGGGCACCAGACGCGGTTCTTCGTCGGTTTCATAGTTCCTCCTTTTTTGTCATGGTTCCTAATGTTCACAATAATGTTTGTATATCACAGCAAGCGAGCGGACATCTCTATTCCAACACTCGCTGCTTTCACTTTCCCATCGCCATTCGTCAACGAAACCGCCAACGTAATAGCCTACACCTATCTTTGTCAGGAAGTCAAATACGTGATTTTTATAAACTGGTTGTGAACCTCGAATCATTCTTACAATGTCTTTCGGGTCATTCAACTCAACAATCCACAATTCGATTTGTTCTTCCAGATTGTAAAGCACATCGCGGAAATCGTCGGGTGGCCAATCAGCTTTGTATGAATCCTGCTCTGGGTGTTCGTTCAAATAGGCTTCAATCTCTTTTATTGACTGAATCCATGCTTGCATCTTTTCTTTCATAGTTCCTCCTTTTTTATTGTTGTATTCTTCCTTCTGACAAATCGAAGCAATAGAAGGCGTCGATGAGCGCGTGGATATTATCTATCTTTTCGTTCGGTGCGGCTTTCAGCAGCTTACGCAGTTCGTGGACCTCCTCGACGCGACAGTTGCCGAATTGCCAAGGCCACATCGGGTTGTTTGAAAATTGAAGCCACGGCTCGCCGTTCTGGATGTAATACTCAACTTCGCCTATCAAGCCGTTAAACACCATGAACGTCTGCGGCACCGGCACGACCATCTGCTTGATGACTTCGGCATTCAGTCCGAGCGTCTGAAGCCATGCCTTAATGGTGTTGATGGGCAACTTGCTTTGGGCTGGGTCGTATCCGAATGCGTAGAGGTTCACGCCGTACTTGCCTTTCTCCATGAGTGCGTTGATGGGCAGGTTCGGGTCGAACACTTCTCCAGGGCATACCTTCAGCCATCCTTGTTCTATCCACTTTTCGTATAGCGGTCGGTTCGGAGTGGTCTCGAGCGTCCTCTCAACTATCCACGCCTCCATGTCTGCGAAGAAGCGGCCAACGGGGTCCTTCGTCTTGTAGTTGATGCTGACGTATGTGATGGCAAATAGGTCGTCGCCGCTGCTGAAGTCGAGCCCAACGAATGTCTGCCAGCCGTCCTGGTACTTGCAGTCGGTCACCCGTCTATCTTGCTGAAGCGGTCGTATCTTGTCACCGCTTAGCCAAGAAGTGATTCTCGCACTCTGCCACATATTGAAGTCCTTCGTCAGCACCTCCTGCTTGGTGTCCTCCGTGCCCGTGGCGGCTTCGTGGAGACGCTCGCGGTAGTAGGTCGGCTGGACGGTGGTGCCTATCGAGCGGTTCACCTTCTTGAAGAGTTCGGGGTCGTCGAGCTTCGTCAGGTCGTCGGTCAGCTCCCACTTGTCGAGCTGGAGCAGGAAGGCGCACCAGTAGTCGTCGGGCGTGCGGTGGGGCTGTCCGAGGGGGTACTGCATCTCGCTCATCAGCGATGCCTCCACCTGCTCCAACTTGGTCTTGTAGGGGCCTTCCTTGATGCGGCCTGCGGTGGTGGTGTGCAGCAGCAGCT